TTTATTAACTACTGAAAGATATGGATTTGGCACACATATTTCTGATAATGATATTGATTTGTACTCTTTTATTGAAGCAAGTAAGTATGCAAATGAATTAGTTAGTGATGGTTTTGGAGGTCAGGAAGCAAGATTTAGTTTTAATGCAAATATACAAGGATCAAAAGAAGCGTTTAGTTTAATAAATGAAATAGCTGGTGTAATGAGAGCTTATCCTATTTGGTCGGCTGGAAAAATAAGTTTGGCACAAGATAGACCTACTGATCCAAGTTATTTATTTAGTTTGGCAAATGTAGGAGAAGGTGGTTTTTCATATTCTGGAAGTAGTTTAAAACAGAGACACACTGTTATAAGCGTTGCATATTTTAATATGGATAGTAGAGAGATAGATTATGAAATTGTAGAAGATACTGCTGCACAGGCAAAGCTAGGAATTATTAAGAAGGATGTGCGAGGTTTTGGAATAACATCAAGAGGTCAAGCTCAACGTCTTGGAAAAGCAATTTTATTTAGTGAACAACAGGAGTCTGAGGTCGTAAAATTTACAACTTCTATTGACGCTGGAGCAGTCGTTAGACCTGGTGCTGTTATTGCAGTTAATGATCCAATGCGTCATGGAACAAGGAGATCAGGAAGAATTAAAACTGCTACAACAACTCAAATAACAGTAGACAATATTGCGGATCTAAGTACTTTTGGAGGCACAAATAAGAAATGTCATGTGTTATTACCTGACGGCACTATAGAAACAAAGAATATTATAGGTAATCCTAATAATAACGGAGTAATTACATTAGATTCTGCGTTAAGTCAGACTCCTAATCCAAATGCTATTTGGTTAATACAGAGTGATCGTCTTGTACCTAAAGAAAAACCTAATTTCTATAGAGTCATAAGTGTAGAGGAACAAGATGGAGTAAATTATCTTATAAGTGGATTAACTTATCTTGAGGGAAAATATGCAAATATTGAACAGGGTATTTCTTTACCAGCAAGGGGTGTATCTTTATTAAATGTCTTAAGAGATCCTCCTGCAAACGTAACTGTTGATGAAAGAACAGTAGTTATAAACGCTGTAGCAAGAACAAAATTAATTATTTCTTGGATAAATGTCACAGGTGTAAGTCAATATTTAGTTCAATACAGATTTAATAATACAAACTGGGTATCTCAAACTGTTTTTAGAACTGATTTTGAAATATTAGATACTGTTGCTGGACCATATGAAATAAAAGTTTATTCAATCAATGCAGCTTTAAACTTATCAGCAAGTTCTACTGATGTGACTTTTAATGCTGTTGGTAAAACTGATCCTCCAGCAGATGTGCAGAACTTAACTATGGAACCTGTCACAAATAAATTAATAAGACTTAGATGGACAGAATCTACAGATCCCGATGTTATACATGGAGGAAAAGTTTATGTGCGTCACAGTAATAAAACAGATGGCAGTGGTACGTTTCAAAATTCTATTGATCTGATTGAAGCTCTTGCTGGAAATACTACAGAAGCGGTAGTTCCTAGTCTTGACGGAGAGTACATTCTTAAATTCCGTGATGACCAGGGAAACTTTAGCACTGGAGAAACTTCTGTAATATTAGATTTACCTGATTTAATTGATAGTCAAAGAATATTATCGGACAGAGAAGATACAGATTCTCCAGCTTTTGGTGGTAATAAACCAAGTAACAAAGTTACTGTATCTGGTGGAGCTTTAGAACTTACTGATCCCTCTACAAATCTTGAAGGTACTTATGAATTTGCATCTACTTTGGATCTTGGTGCTGTATTTTCTTTAAATCTTCAACGATTAGTTCAAAGTGTAGGATTCACTGTTGGTGCAGCTAACACAATAGATGGTTTGATACCCACTGGTACATTTTGGGATGATTATGCACAGAATGGTAATTTTGATGGCCCTGCAATCAATGATGTATCAGCATCAATAGCTGTAAGAACTACAGAAGATGATCCATCCAGTTCTCCTACATATACACAATATAATACTTTTGCAAACGGAACATTTAAAGGAAGAGGTTTTCAATTTAGATTAACTTTGAAATCAGAAAGTATTGCTCATAATATTTCTATTCAACAACTTGGTATTTTTGCTGCTTTTGAATCAAGAACTGAAAGAAGTTATGTAAGTGGAGGAACTACATCTACCGCACCATTATCATCTGGAACGTCTAGTTCTGGTCTAGATGTAACTTTTGGAAGTCCGTTTTTTACAGGAACATCTAGCTTGGGAGGAGTAAATGCTTTCTTACCTTCTGTTGGTATAACAATACAAGGTGCTGCGAGTGGAGATTATTTTGAACTTTCCAATGTATCAGGAACAGGATTTAATATCAAAGTTAAGAATGGATCAAGTTTCATAAACAAACAATTTACATTTCAAGCTGTCGGTTACGGCAAAGGAGGGTAGAATGGGGGAAATTATTTTTTAAATGGCACAAGTCGGTAATAAAAATATAGACAATGCATCTGGTCAGGTAGTAAGACTAGATATTCAAAATACTCTTGCAGCAGTTGCATCTAATAACTTTGGAGCAAAGGCTAGTGCTGGAGAGATACAACCAGCAGAATTTGTAGCTGATAGTTCTACTACACCAAAAAAATTATTGATAAGAGCTACAAGTGGTAATAGTGCTGCTGCTAGTGCGACTTTCCATGAAGTAGGAAATTTAGATGAAGATAATTTAGGTTTATTGCCTAAAGCTGGTGGCACAATGACAGGTCAGCTTTTAGGAGATGATGCCTCTGGTGCAGGTAGTCCAGCCTATGCGTTTGATAATGACACAGACACAGGAATGTTTAGATCAGGTGCTAACTCTTTAGGATTTTCTACTGCTGGTACTCAAAGGTTTTCAGTTAGTGATTCTGGTTTAGATATTACAGATGGACTACCTCTTAGATTTCAAGATAACAGTGGTGCTCCATTTGTTTCTTTAAAATCTCCAAGTTCATTAGCAGGGAATGTAAGTCTTACTTTGCCAGCTACCGATGGTAATGCTGGAGAGTTTTTACAGACAGATGGTAGTGGTGTATTAAGTTTTTCAGTTGTTACAGGTGTACCATCTGGTGCTGTATTTTGCATGGCTATAAATACTATTCCATCAGGTTATCTTGAATGTAATGGACAGACAGTAAATAGAACAACATATGCTGCTCTCTTTGCGGTAATTGGTGTTACTTATGGAGCAGGAAATGGATCAACAACTTTTGAAGTGCCCGATCTTAGAGGAGAGTTTATTAGAGGTTTTGATAATGGTAAGGGAACTGATAGTGGAAGATCCATAGGTACAGCACAGGCATCAGCCTTTGGACAGCACCAACACTCTGTTGATTTAACAACAAGTAATAAAAGTCTTACTGGTGATGTTCAAGCCATATCACAATCCTATAGGTTAGATGGTTCGGCAAGTGGAGTCTTTACTAAAGGAGGTAATAGAAACGCAAGATTATTTGGTAATGGTGGAGGAGAGGCACAATGCGGAAGTTTTAGTATGGATGCTTCTCACGATCACACAGTTACAGGAAATACAGGAAATCAGGGATCTACTAGCAACAGTAATGAAACTAGACCTCGTAATATAGCTATGATGTACATAATCAAGGTTTAACTATGGCAATTATTCCTGGGAAAAAGAATTTTACTGTAGATAGGAGGGCAGATTTTCCTATTAGACTTACCTTTAAGGATTCCACTGGATCGGCAATAAATTTAAATGGATATACTGTGGCTGCACAAGTTTATAATCAAGATAGAAGTACAAAGTTTGCAGATTGGACAGTGGCTTACACAGATAGAACTAATGGAATTGTTGATATTTCTCTTACAGATACGCAAACAGCAACTTTTACTCCAAGTATTTTGTTTTATGACGTATTATTAACAGAACCTAGTGGTAGCAAAAACTATTATTTAGAGGGTAAACTATTTATAAGTGAGGGTTACACAGCATGAGCAATCCTAATCAAGTTGTAGTTTCACAGGTTTCTGATGTAACTACAGTTGAAATAACAACACAAGGTCCACAAGGTCCGTCAGGAACTATAGCTGGTCTTACCTTTGATATTAGTGGCAAAGTAGATGATGCTTTGCTTTACTATCACGCTGCTTCTGATACATTTAAAGCAGACAACACTACTACTAAACTTACACTCGTTGATGGAGGAAACTTCTAGAAATGGCTAACACAGTACGCATAAAAAGATCCACAGGATCTTCAGCACCAACAAGCCTTGCAAATGCTGAGTTAGCTTTTGCAGAAGGCAGTAAAAAACTATTTATTGGAGTAGGAACTGGAGGAGCAGCAGGATCTGCTACAACCATCGAAGCTATAGGTGGAACGGGCAGCTTTTTTGATAAATCAACAGTACAAAATGCTAATAAAGTTTTAGCTGGACCTACAACTGGTAGTGATGCTGCTCCAACATTTAGAGCTTTAGTAGTTGCAGACGTACCAACAATAACATCAGCGAAGGTGTCTGACTTCGACACACAGGTTAGAACTTCTAGGTTAGATCAAATGACAGCACCAACTGGTTCTGTTGGTTTAAATGGTCAAACAATTACAGGTTTAGGTGCTCCTGTAAACGCAACTGACGCTGCAACCAAAAGCTTCGTAGAGTCTACTGCTCAAGGGCTTGATGTTAAAGACTCATGCGTAGCAGCTACAACAGGAAACATAACAATATCTACTGCTTTAAATAGTGGAGACTCATTAGATGGTGTAACTCTTGCTAATGGAAATAGAGTTTTAGTTAAAGATCAATCAACTGCCAGTGAAAATGGTATCTACGTTGTCGGGTCTAGTCCAGCAAGAGCAGACGATTTAGCTGCTGGTGCTGATGCTGCTGGTATGTTTACCTTTATTGAACAGGGAACTGTTAATGCAGACAATGGATTTGTTTGTACATCTAATAAAGGTTCTGCTGTTGTAGGAACAAACAACCTTGCATATGCACAGTTTAGTGGTGCTGGTTCTGTCACAGCAGGGGATGGCTTAGATAAATCTGGCAATACAATGTCAGTTGACTTAAAAGCTAACGGAGGACTTGTAATAGAGTCCACAGAGCTTGCAATAGATTTAGCTGCTAGTTCTATTACAGGAACTTTACCAGTAACTAAACTTACAAGTTTGACATCTACTGTTACAGAGTTAAACGTGTTGGATGGTATTACTTCAACCACCGCAGAATTGAACTTAATGGATGGTGGAACTTCAGCAACATCAACAACTCTTGCAGCAGCAGACAGATTTGTTTGTAATGACGCTGGAACGATGAAACAGGTTGCATTATCTGATCTAGTTACATTTTTAGAAGATGAAAGTGCATCTAGCTTCAATATAGACGGTGGATCTTATTAAAAAATAGCTATTAGGAGGCAAGGCCAATGGCTAACACAATTAAACTAAAAAGAGGTTCTGGTAGTGATCCAAGTGCTAGTGATTTAGCAGTAGGAGAAGTAGCCTTAAGAACTGACAATGCAAAATTATTTACAAAAAATGACGCTGGTAATGTAGCACAAATAGGTGGAGGACTTGCTGATGTTGTAGATGACACTACACCGCAGTTAGGAGGCGATCTTGATGTAAACACTAACAATATTATATTTGGAGATAGTGGTGGTGCTTCTGACGATAGATTAACTTTTGGTGCTGGGACAGATTTATCTATCTACCATAATGGTACGGACTCAGCGATTGTAAATAGTACAGGTGATTTATATATAACTAATAACGGAGATGATTTGTTATTACAAGGTTTAGATGATGTTGTTATAAAAACGCAGGGTGGTGCAGATGTATCAATTCAATGTTTTGGAAACGGAGGAGTAGAATTATACGCAGACAATAATAAACGGTTTGAGACATCAGGCGATGGAGCGACCTTAACAGGAAATTTAACTGTATCAGGCACAGTTGATGGTGTAGATATAGCTGCTCTAAATACAACAGTCAGTGGCAAATTAAGTAACATAGTTGAAGATACCTCACCACAGCTAGGCGGTAACTTAGATACTAATGATAAAAATATAGTATTTGGAGATAGTGACGGAGGTTCTGGTACAGATAATCGTGCGGTATTTGGAGCAAGTCAAGACTTAAAAATATATCACGATGGAAGCAATAGCTATATTGTAAATACTACTAATGATCTAATTATTTGGGATGATTCAAGGATAAGGTTTAGATCCCCTTCATATATGTTTAATAATGCAGCTAATGATGAGAATATAATTATTGCAAATGAAAATTCGGGCGTAGAGTTGTATTTTAATAATGTAAAAAAATTCGAAAGCACAGTGCGAGGCGTGGAGATTTCGGGAAATGCAACTAATCCCTTATCTTCTCTTTCAGATGGGAGTACAATAACTGTAGATTTTGGTGCTTCGTGTAATTTTACAGTTACCTTGGGAGGTAATAGAACTTTTGGAGACCCTGATAATACTGCTAGTTCTGTAGGCTCTAGTGGTTCGATATTTATAGTGCAGGATGGTACTGGATCACGCACCGCATCATTTCATTCTGATTATAAATTTGCTGGTGGTACAGCACCTACACTATCAACAACAGCAAACGCAGTTGATAGACTTGATTATATTGTGCGAGCTAACAATGATGTTCATTGTGTAGTTACCTTAGATGTAAAATAAATGGCTTTATTTGACACAATTCGACTTGGTTCTTCTGGAGGGGAAGACGAATATACCATAGATAGAAGTTTAAGAATGGATGGAACTAATGGCTATCTAACGAGAACTCCAACATCTACTGGTAATAGAAAAGTTTGGACTTGGAGTGGTTGGGTTAAACGTGCCAAACTTTTTAATAATGATTATATTTTTAGCTGCAATTCACAATCTGGAAATGATGGCATAGCAGCTTTGTATTGGAAAAGTGGTAATAACAAACTTCAGTTTTATTTTGATACTAGCGGTGCAAACCCTTATGGAGATGTTAATGATCGTGATTATAGAGATGTAGGTAGTTGGTATCACATTGTTTGGCAAGTTGATGCGGGTAATACCACACATAGAATATGGGTTAATGGAGTCGAGGAAAATATAACTGGAGGTCAACCACCAAATTATGACTTTGCAATGAATAGGTCAGGGTATGTTCAAGCAATGGGTACACAAGGATGGGATGGTCATACTTATAGAGGTGATATGTATTTTGCTGAATGTCATTATAGTGATGGTCATAAATACGAAGCGTCAGATTTTGGTGAAATAAATTCCAAAACTGGTGTGTGGTCGCCTAAAAAAGTAGACATTTCATACGGTACTAATGGGTTTTATTTAAAATTTGATGACAATTCAAACAATACTGCTGCGACAATAGGTAAGGATTCTTCTGGAAATGGCAATAACTGGACACCGAATGGAATATCAGTAAGTTCGGGAGATGGCAATGATTCAAAAACAGATACACCAACAAACAATAAGGCCACTTTAAATGCAGTAACTGGTTTTACAAACAATGCAACTCTGACAGAAGGTGGACTAAAAATGACAGGTAGTGCTGGTTTCAAAGATATTTCTACTATGGCTGTTGCTGGCACAAGTAAGTTTTATTATGAGTTAGTAAGGACTAATGCTGCTGGTTGGCAATTAGTAGGTATCTTTTATGACCAGCCCAATAACCCCTCAAATGCTTTAACTAATGGCTCAATTTGGGGTTTTGCCAGTACACAGGCTACATATTATGGTGGTACTTACACTAGCACAAGCACTGTTCCGGGTTGGGGTAATAATGATGTGATGGGAATAAAGTATGAAAATGGAACTTTAAAACTTTATAAAAATGGAACATTAGCAACTGCCAATGCAACTGGAATCCCAACAGATAAAATAATATTTGCTTATATAGCAAATGACAATACTAATGCTGCATCTTTTGTAAGGTTTAGTTCCGATGATTGGACTCAAGATAGTGCTGCTGGAGTAGATGCAACATGGGAATTAAGTTCAACAAACATACCCGATCCAACAATAGAGGATCCAAAAGATCATTTTGATCTAAAGCTTTGGAGTGGAACTCAAACTACACACAATATTACAGGATTTCAATTTCAACCTGATTTTGTTTGGGTCAAAAAACGTAATGGAGCAGAAGCTCCTGATCTACAGGATGCAGTAAGGGGAGCTACTAAACGATTAACTTCACATAATGGAGCTGCTGAAATTACAGCAGCTGGTTCGATTGATTCATTTAATTCAGATGGATTCACAGTTAAGGATGCTGGAACCACGAATGAAAGTGGTTATAACTATGTTGGATGGGCTTGGAATGGAGGTGGATCTACAGCAACTAATAATGATGGATCCTTGACATCACAGGTGAGGGCAAATCCTACGGCAGGGTTTTCAGTCGGAACATTTACTGCACAAACCAGTGGTTCAGCAACAGTTGGGCATGGATTGGGA